ATGTACTGGAGCAGTTGTAGGAATATCCTGATTGGGTAGACTACCATCGTCAAGATCCACATCAGATTCGGGTAAAGCATTCGGTGAAAGCGCCGAATCAGGAACAACTTCGGGGCTACGCAGTTCATTTGCACGTTTATTTGAAGCGTCTACGACTTTAGCAGTAGCAATCTTAGAAGCAGCTTGCGATTTTTCCCGATTGGCTATGATTGGCGCAGATACAACTGGCTGAGATACAACTGGTTCGGGTACAACTGATGGCACAACTGGCTGAGAGACAACTGGCTGAGGAATGGGTTCAGGTAGAATAGATGGCGTAGCTGCTTGAGTTGGCGGAGGTAGACTTTTCGGCGCAACTGTCTCGGGTACAGTAGTGGGACCTCCGAAAATACTTGGCATCCAACTAGACGACGGGGCTCCATAGCCAGGGGCTCCATAACCAGGCGCTCCATAGCCAGGCGCTCCATAACCAGGGGCACCGTAGCCAGGGGCTTCGTACTTTGGAGCTTCATACTTAGGAGCCTCAAATGTAGGTGCAGCAAATGTAGGTGCAGCAAATGATGGCGCTGCATAAGATGGTGCCTCAACAGATGGTGCTTCAACAGATGGTGCTTCAGTAGACAGTACATCAGATGGTAGAACAGATTCATTTGTAGAATTCTCTTCAGTAACTTTAGGTTCTTCAAATGAATTTGCGGCAAAAAATGTCCCTGCACTCGCAAATAATAACGGGAGTGCGTACTCCATCCCTTTACGCTTTTACAAGAATTATAATTTCAGTAAAACCTGTAATGCTCCACTTAGTTGAAGGAACAAAATCAAGAATAGAAAACAATCTAATTTGGGTAAAATCTGTTCGTGATTCTATTTTTGCGTGGTGGTTCAATCTAACACTATTAATTATTGTTGTTGGTTCATTTGGATTCTTTCTGTATACAAGCTATGGAACTGTTGAAGAAATACAAAAAATACCATTTGAACCAAGGCTATGGAATAATGCTGTAAGAAATGTTCCCATATCTAATTATGGACAAACTCCTCAAATTGAAACTGGAATTGGCATACAAGGATATGTCAGTAGAACAAGCGCGTCAGCATTACCATGAAATCACTATGAAATCTGAAACTGAAACTTCTGATATACCGAAAGTTGAGGTTAAAAAGGTAATTCGGCGCAAACGAATTCCTACGAAAGAGGATAAGAAATAGGTATGCCTCAAGCTTCGGCATTTACAAATACAGTTCGGGCATATGCAGAAGGACGTAACAATAAAACCCAACTTCCGGGAAATATATTGAATATTGATACACTAGCTGCACTAAGTTGTTCGCGTGTTTCGTGGATTCCGTTGGTTTATAACCAGGTTTGTAGAAATTGCAAAATTCGCCCAATTGATATTATTCCTACTTTAACAGGAACGCTTACAAATTCAGTGTATACATTAACTTTAGCATGGACTGATACAATTCATGAACTGTTAAACTTTGAATTTTTTTTAGTAGGTGATCCACAACCGATATTTATAGGAAATGGCTCAGGAAAAACTGGATCGATAACATCACCTGAAATGATATTAGATGGAACATATTATGTAAAGATAACCTCATCAAGTCAGACTATTAATAGCAATAATTTAACAGTAACTCCACCATTACCTTTACCACCCGCTGGACCTAGAGCAGTCCTTGGATTTTACAACAACTTTACACAGCTAAAAGTTACTTGGTACAATATACCATCAACACCGGTTAAGATCGATTTTTTTGATGATATGGATACAGAAATATATGGTATAACTGAGTCAACTACGGATGGAACAATAGTAACTCCGCCCCCAAGTGACCGAGATGGTGTTAAGCTTTCAGGATCATTTTGGTATGTAAGATTAAATCCTTCAAATGATGACCCGATATTCTCCAACACACTAAATGCTAACTAGCCTCCACGAGGAATTTAATGTGTAAGAGTAATGCTATCAGTCTTTTGGCTTTTTGTTGGTATGTTAACTGGTCTACTCACTTCAGCAGTATTCATTCCTCCTAATCAAAAAGACAATCAGTTGCCGACACCAGGTGATAAAAGTGAATTTCGTACGAAGACTGGATGTGTCACATTCAAATCTGAAGAGACAGAGTGTACTCCCGAAGCAACCTCGTTAAGTTTCATCGCATCTAAGTAATAATGAACGTACTTAAGTGGTTCGGATCACCTCAGATCCTTAAGGTCTTGCATAATCCTGTCAGTGCTTGTTTCTTTTCATTCTTAATTGGATTCGGATTAATGGTTTTAATGTTTCATCGTCCTATTTCTACTCAAAAGACACTATCATTACCTGTAGAAGAAGTAGAGTCCAAGGTCGTAAAACATGGAGATAAATGTTATAAGTTTCGCGCCGAAGATAGCAAATGTCAAAACATAGTTAAAGAATAAATGTCTGACGGAGCAACTGACTTAAGCGATCTGTTCGGAGGCGGACCCGTACAGAATCCTTCTCTACCTCAGGGGACCACGTATGCGCCTATAACTACTGGTGGAGCTGACCCGTTTATTGCCCTTTCCGGCGGACAAGTACAAGCTCCTAAAACGCTACAGCAACACCAAACGTTCTCATCGGTAAAAAATATCATTCGTAGTACTCTCACCTATGTAGCATTTTTTCTTGCTGCTATGATTATTTCTTTACCTGTTCCACGCAATCTCTTTCTCCAATATATTCCTAATACTTATACCTCTGGAGGTGTAGTTTCGTATATGGGTGCTGCAGTCCTCGGAGGAATTGCGTTGGCAATTACATATGTTCTTTCAACTCTCTTTGGAATCCTGATTTAATTAAGAGGCATATTTTCAGGGTTTGTTGAGTAACTTACGCTAATCAAACCATATTTCTTCATACACTTCTCAAGAAACGAATGGCATTCAGAACAAGGTTCTGAATTACGAATTTCAGAACGTTTGTTTAGTCGTATAACTTCAAGCTTACATCCGCGCAACTGTGAAAGGTCGCCTAGGCTTTTCACAACTGCCCGTTCAGCGTGCAAACTCTGATCAGACCATCCACATCCTTGCATACGTGTTCCAACACGGTTCCTAGCTGTTGCTATAGGCCTATTCCGCCTATATATTGTTGCAACGTGATATTGCATATTGTGAACGTCCATAAACTCGGTCATTTTGAATACTCACTTAAATACAGATGAAACAAATTCGTTTTCAAGGTGGGCGAGTAAGATACGCAATGAGTCACGGATGGATGCGCGATCCACCAGCATATATTCATCCACGTATCCTTTTTGGAAGTGGTATGTCATTAACTACCGATTTTGTTGAAAAACATTCTATAACTCATGTCGTAAATTGTGCATTCGATCAAGATTGTCCTAGATGGTTCTCAGCAAATTATCCTAAAAATTATAGATGTTTGAATGCCGTAGATTCATTAGATGTAAATATTCTTGATTGGTATAATTCTTTTGAAACAACAATTACAGCATTTTTGCGAGATGAAGATTGTAAAAATATTTACGTACATTGTCAATGTGGAATTAATCGCAGCGGATTTCTTTGCTTGAATTTTATGGTAAAACGACTAAATGTTGAATTGAATGATGCTATTAACTGTATTTTGAAACAACGTCCTTGCGCTTTGACAAATTCCTCATTTCGGAACCAAATCATTCGGAACAGTTTTCACGAACAAGTTTGAAAAGATACAATGGATATGTTCAGGACAAAAAAGTATAAGGATGCGAAATCCAAAATACAGGGAGGAACTTTAGATTCTATTCATACATCTATTATTTCAGGATTGCGTACATCCAATTTTGATGATATGAAGACACGATTGAATGAAATAGATAATGAAATGGAGAAACTTGAAGATACACGTGATTTGAATGAACTTTTACAAGCAACACGATTAAAAGAAGAAGGTGAATCTTTGAAAAACGCAATTGAAGATTCGAATGCTATGGAAAAGTACTATCTACGCCATGCAGATATTATGTTGAAATATTACGGAACACAAGAGAAATCACATATTTCTGCAAATCCAACCGATACAAATACTTTTCTAAAATACCTCGTAAATACTACAAATGATACTGTTGTTTCTAAGAAAGGATTGTTTGAAGAATATACTACACGTATGAAGATTCAAACGGCTGCTACTGAAACGGTTATTGCTCCAGAACACTGTATTCAATGCAATATTGCTCGTGAAGAAGTTTCTGCAGAAGGTATGCTTGTATGTCCTTCGTGTGGTTCTGAAGAATATATGATGGTTGTTTCAGATTTTCCTAGTTTTCGTGATCCACCAAAGGAACGAAACAATTATGCGTATAAAAAGATTAATCATTTGAATGAAATTTTGAATCAGTTTCAAGCAAAAGAAAGTACAATTATTCCTGAAGAAGTTATGAATGAAGTAGTGAATGAGATACGGAAACGGAGAATACAAAATGTAGCACAATTAACTGAAAAAGATATGCGAGAGATTTTAAAGAAACTGAATAGATCTAAGTATTACGAGCATGCTGCACACATTCTATCCCGACTTAACGGAAACCCTCCTCCAACAATTACTCCGGAAATTGAAGAAAAGATTCGGGCAATGTTTCAGGAAATTCAAGCACCTTTTTTGGTATACTGCCCCGATGACCGAACAAACTTTCTCTCCTACTCATACATTCTTTATAAGTTCTTTGAGTTACTTGAGTTAGATGATTATAAGGCATATTTTTCATTACTCAAATCACGCGATCGTTTGATCGAGCATGACGCGATTTGGCAAAAAATTTGTGATTATTTAAAATGGGAGTTTATTCGCAGTGTCTGATCTAACGAGTTCACTGCATCGCCTTCCACACAAGCTTGTGCGTCAGAGCATACACGACCATGAATACGACCGCGTGGGTGGCCGCGACTACGAGAGGGGAGCCACCGGGAGGTAGGCGAACTACAACGCCAGGAGTGAGTACAAAGAATAACAGAGCAGCATATACAGACATTCCCCACATTCTTTTATGATATTATGTGGAGAATTTAGTGCGATGCAATTGTTTGAAATAAGTAATGGCATGTCCCGTTCAAAATGTTCGACTTCAAATTCGAACTGGAACTGAGATTCAATGGAATTCGAATATAATCCTTGCAAGAGGTGAATTGGGCTATGATACTACAACGCAAACGCTAAAAGTGGGGAATGGGTCAACTCGTTGGGAGCTTTTACCATCGATTAGCGGAGGTAGTGGAGGTGTCGGACTTGATGGAGCAACTGGTCCTACAGGGTGCTCGGGACCACAAGGAGCAACTGGAGTTGATGGTAAAACCATTATAAATGGAGCTACTGGGGCAACTGGACCTGTATCGCTTAATGGTCTTACAGGACCAACTGGTCCTACGGGGCCTGCAGGAAAATATGGCGAAACCGGGCCTACTGGAGCTACTGGACCGAGTGGTGGAGGAACAGGACCTACTGGAGCTACTGGAC